GACCCTCAGTTTTGAGGAATACACCTGAGAAAGAGGGCAAGACCAATGGCAGCACGAATCAACCCACCCAGAGTGGAACTGCCCGCAGACACCCTGGGACAAGACGCAGAAAACCGCAGACGCCGCGTGGCGCTGCTGCTGACCACCCGCGCGGGCGAACAGGGCGGGGCGCGAGACTTCGGCCTGGATTGGAGCGTTCTGGACGGGCCAATCGAAGTGGCGAAAGCCACCCTGCAAGCTGACATAGTGACGAAGATCAACAAATACACCCCGGACGTTGCCGTGGCCCGCATAGAGTGGAGCGCCGACGCGGATGGGAGCCTGACCCCGAAGGTGGTGCTTAAACTTGTCTGACATAGCAGAATTTAAGAATATCCCCGACGTGAGTTTTATCGACTTTTTGACCCTGGAACAGGTTCAAGAACTTTTCCGGGCCGATTTTATACAGGCGTACAAGAACGCCACAGGGCAGACGCTGACACTGAATCCCGCCGACCCTATCAACCTGGTACTGCTGGCCGAAAGTAACCAGTATTACCAGGCGCTGCAATACGTTGACCGAGCCGGGAAGCAGGACTTGCTGAAATACACCTATGGCGAGTACCTGGACAACATAGCCCTGCGCAGCGGCCTGACCCGCAAAGGCGCAGGAAAGGCTATCACAACCCTGCGGTTCACGCTTTCGGCCACGCGAAGCAGCGCCGTGGCGATCCCAGCGGGAACGCGGGTCTGCACCGGCGACAACGTCTACTTTGCTACCACGGAATACGCCGAGATCAAACCCGCTGCCTTTGCCGCCACGACCCTGCGCTTTGAAAGCACCGGCGAACACGACGACATCGAGATCCCGGCGGGCAGCGTAGCAGCCACCGCCGACGGTGTACGGTTCAAGACTACCCAGGGCGTGACCCTGGCAGCTTGCGCCGCCGCTATGGCGACGCTGCGGTTCACGCTGAGCGCAGCCCGGAGCGAGGCCGTGACCATTTCCGCCGGTACAAAGGTATATGCCGACGTGGCGGCGCGGGCCTATACCTTCCCCTTTGTGACCGGCGAGACCGTAACCATTGAGGCCAGCGAGAAAGCGACCACGACGCTGCGGTTCTACCCGAAAGCCGGAGCAACGACCGCCGTATTTGTGCCGATTGGCAGCTTGTACAGCGCCGCCGGGAAAATCTTTGTGACGGACGAAGACCTGGAAGTGGCGCCGGACGACGAATACAGCGAGGTGAGCGCCACGGCGCTGCTGCCCGGATCCACCGCCAACAATGTGGCAGCGGGAACCGCCGTCGCCTGGGTTGCCAGAGGGCAGGACGAAGACGAAAATTATATTTTATCCCCCACCAACAGCGCCCCGGCCATTGGCCGCTGCGTGACCGCAACAACCAGCACCGGCGGCGTGAGCAACCTGACCGCTGACGTGGCGGCTCTGGCCCAGTACGCCGGAGCCGAGGGAAACGGATTCAAGCCCGGAACCATCAACCACCTGCGTCCCGCCACCCTGGCGCCCGGCAGCTACACACTGAGCGCCACGAACACCGACACAAGCACCGGCGGCAGCGGCAGCGCCTATGCGGACGCCCTGGCGGTGGCCGAGGAAGCGGGCGACGCCGCCAACGGCTACAAGCCCGCCCCCGCGCCGGTACGACCGAATGAAAACGGACTGCCGACCGTGACCCTGGAAACGCCGACCGCGAAAGAGCAGGGCGTGGCCGTGCTGGTAGACACATTCGAGGGAGTAACCAGTGTGCGCAACCTGACCGAGACCGCCGGTGGATATGGCAGTGCCTATGTGGACGTGCCAGCCGAGGCAGAGGCGCCCGGAGAAAGCGGCAACGGTTACGGCAAGGGCGACGTGAACACGCTGGTCGATCCCATCGGCTATATCGGCAGCGTAGCCAACACGACCGAGACCAGCGGCGGCACCGAGGAAGAAGACGACGACGAACTGACAGAGCGCGTCTTCTATGCGCCGGATGGGTACAGCGTGGCTGGCCCGGCTCTTGCCTATATCAGCCTCGCAAAGCAGTTCCGCAGCGACGTGCGCGACGTTACCGTGGTACGCCCGGAGGGAACCGCCGGAACCGTAGACATCTACATTCTGCTGGCCGGAGGCAAGCTGCCCACAGCCAGCGACCTGGCCGCCCTGTTGGAATTTTTGAGCGATAAGACCCGCCGCCCACTGAACGACTTCGTGGAATGCAAGGCCCCCACCGAGGTGCCTTATGCCATCGACCTGACCTATACCATCGCCGAGAGCGACGCCGCGCAGGTCGGCACCATCACCGAGGCGGTGAACCAGGCCGTGACCGACTACGCCGACTGGCAGCGCACCATCGGGCAGGACATCAACCCCACCGCCCTGATTGCCAGGGTGCGAGACGCCGGAGCCAAATGGGTGGAGCTGCGCAGCCCCGCCCGCAGTGCAGTGACAAAAAGCCAGGTGCCGAAGCTGACGACGCAGAACGTGGTCTATGGAGGCACCGAAGATGATTAAGCTGACCGATGCCCGCCTGACCGACGCCCTGCCGAAGACGCTGGCAGAACAGCCCTGGGTGCAAGCCCTGGCCGAGGCCAGCCGAAAGATGCGGCGCCGGGTCATGGCCTACGCAGACCGCACCCGGCTATTCTGCGACATAGACGAAGCCAGCGAGGAAGCCCTGGATGCCCTGGCCGTGGAATTGCAGACACCCCTTTATAAAAACGACTACCCGCTGACCGTAAAGCGGCAGATCGTTAAAAACAGTATGCTCTACTACATACGCAGCGGCACACGCGGCGCCGTGGAAGAACTGCTGGCCGACATTTACCAGGGCGCAGAGGTAGAAGAGTGGTTCGAGTACGGCGGCAAACCAAACTACTTCCGCGTGGCTATTGATATAAGCCGGACGACCGTGCCGGTGGCAGAAATGGCCCCGGCCGAATTGGAAAGCTGGCTCTACAGTGTAAAGCGAGCCAGCAGCGCCCTGGAAAGCCTAAGTTATATGATCCGACACGCGATCACCATCGGCTGCAAGGTCGAAGCGTTTCTGCAAAGCCCGCCGGAGTGCGGAACCTTAGAGTGCGGCACATACCCGGAGGCCAGCACCCTGGGATGGAGTGCCGGAGCCTGGCTGCAGATTGCAGGACGCGCGGACGCCTACCTGGCAAGCCCGCCGGAGTGCGGAACCGTGCCGGAAATTTCGACCGTCGGCTGGAGCATAGACGCCGCCATCAGCCAGGCGGGCAGCGTGGCCGAGGCGTTCGTGATAGAGCCGCCGGAGGCAGGAACCGCTGAGGCCGGAGAAAAGCCGTTGACAGCAACCCTGGGCCAGAGCCTGGAAGCGGGCAGCCAGTACACCGCAAAGGTGGACATTTACCTTGTTACCCCGCCGGAATCGGGCGCAACCGAATGCGGCGCGGGAATATAAACACCAACGCGGAAAAGAGGTGAAGACGAAGACATGGCATTTTTTACCGACAAGTTCCTGAACGCCCGCAGAGAAGACCTGCTGCGCCACATCTACCGTTTCCAGTATCAGCTGAACGGCGGCACCTGGTACACCGGCGAGATCAACAGCAAGGAGGTTGTGGGAACGAACGTGGTTGTTTTTGTAAATATGCCCAGCAGCGGGGCGGCCGATACCGTAACCGCCGTGAGGGTCTATGACAACAACGACAGCCTGGCGGGAAGCCAGAGCGTGAACCTGAAACGGCAGAGTTACAACACCGGCTTACTGCGGTTCACGTTCCCGCTGATCGAGGCAACAACCGAATAAAGAGAGGTGAAAGGAAATGTATCAGCGCACATTCTGGCGAGACCGGGCCGTGGATCAGACCGGCCAGGTTATCCAGCACGGCACCCTGCAAGACCAAGCGCACTTCAACAACATGGAAGACGGCATCGCGGACGCGAACCTGGCCGCAGCCCTGCAGAGTTTTTATGACGTGCAGACCGGCTATGAGAACGAGGCAGAGGTGCAGACCGTGACCCTGACCGCCAACAGCTACCCCTACCCGTTCTGCAACAGCGAAAAGGCCATGGCGCTGCGCACCATGCGCAACACTACGAACTACACCGTGGACGTGGACGTGGTAAGTTACGCGGGCGGCCAGCTTGGCGACATTCTCGTCAAGGACAAGGCCCTGAACGGCTTTAAGCTCCTGAGCGACGGCAGCGCCAAAACCATCACGCTCCGCGTGAAAATTACTGGAGGTATGACCGCATGAACATAATCGAAATGAACGACGGCCGCAAGGTTGACTATGCCCTGCGCAAAACCAAGCTGACCTTTGCGGACGGCGCCCTGACCATCGACCTGGCCCGCTATCAGCGTGACTACACCGTGACCAAGGACATTATGGCCGACGGCGACGGAAACCTGCTGGTGGGCGCAAATGGCCGCTACTATGTGGCCCAGGTCGAGATCCCGCCCATTGAGTACGAGGAAACCGTGGTGGAGGCAGAACCCATGCCCGCCGCCGAGAGCGATGGCGATGGCGAAAACCAGGACGGCGGCACCGAGACCCGCACGACCGTGGAGCGCACCGCCAAACCGCTGAACACCGACGAAGTCACGCTGCGCCTTTGGAGCGTTGCCGGCTTCGATATTTACTAAGGAGGAAGACACAATGGCAAACAACTGGGAAAACAGCAATCAGGTTTTGCAGGCTATCTGCCCGACCAACGCCCTGAAGCTGGACGACATGAACCAGCCCAGCGTGATGGTCTTTATCCCCGCGTTCCGGCTGTGCGACGTCCTCAGCACGAGCGACACGAGCATCCACCCGGCATTCCGCCGCAACGGCGTGCAGAAAGACGGTTTCTGGTTCGGCAAGTTTGAGTCGAAGATGTACAACGGTCGCGCATACAGCCGCCCGAACGAAGACCCGACCGTGAGCATGAACCAGGATCAGTTCGTGGCGCAGACCAAGAGCAAGGGCGAGGGCTGGCACGAAGCCACCAACGCCGAGTGGGCAGCCATCGCCCTGTGGTGCCATAAAAACGGCTGTGAGCCTTACGGCAATAACAACTATGGCAAGGACGCCCGCGAAACCACCTACAAGGCCCGCAAGACCAGCGACGACAGCGGCAAGACCGGCCGCGTGGCGACCGGCACCGGCCCCGTGACCTGGAGCCACGACGGCACCCTGGCGGGCATCTGGGACATGAACGGCAACGTCTGGGAGTGGGTCACCGGTTTGCGCCTGGTTTACGGCGAGATTCAGATCATCGCCGACAACGACGCCGCCGACAACAGCTGCGACCTTTCCGCCAGCAGCACGGCCTGGAAAGCTATCCGTGCCAGCGACGGCGCCCTGGTTACGCCGGACGGCAACGGCACCACCGACGGAACCGTCAAGATGGACTGGATCAGCAACAAGTGCGTATACAGCACGACCATCACCACCAAGGCCGACACCGGCCGTTACTGCTCGTTCAAGGACGTGACCTGCGACAGCACCATCGGAGCCGCCGCCAAGCTGCTGCTGCAAGCCCTGGCCATGCTGCCCGACACCGCCCTGACCGGCGAAGGCATCGACGCAAGCTATGGCGGCGACGGCTTCTGGTT